TGAACTTGGTGTTCATAAAGGCAAGCCGGAACTTCTTGAGCATGGCGTTATCAACGGCGGTGTAAAGCGCAACCCAGTTTCGCCACTTACTCTCGACATCAGCGTCAATGTTGGCACAAGTCGTGCCGGTCGTACCATCCTGATAGCTAATCGTCTTACCGACAAAACCATCAGTAGTCGTGCCAGAATCCATAAGCCGCAGATAATACGGCACACCATAAGGATACAACGTGCTGGTGGCGCTCGTCGGCGTCTTCCAAGCCCGCTCCTCGATCAATTGAGCCAGCGACCACTTACCCTCGATTCTTTTGCTTTTAATAAGATCAAAAATCTTCTTGGCGTTGTTTCTGTTGCGCCGAATGATAAACTCATCCCACGAATAATCGGTACCAAGCTGAGTCCAATTGATCTCAATCTTGTGCATCACATTGCCGATCTTGGGATTGTCGGTCGCATACGGCTCGCGGTAATGAGCATTGCCAAGATTATCAAGCATAATCTCTCGCTCGATCTTGTCGCCGCCGTCGATCTTGATCGACTCATTATTGTAAATACGACAGAACTCATAATCCTGGTTATCCCAGGCGACCTCAAAATGCTGGCGGTCCATATCGTTGATGGTGCCCATGATAAAATCAGCAAGGTCGGTTTGTTTGATAGCCATTTACTCTCCCTCCTTCAAATATGGCTGTAGAACACTACAGCCCCTTTTCCCGAAGCGCGGCCAATCGTGCTTCCGTATTAGCCAGAGCTTCGGTTTCTGATTTTTTACCTCCTGTTTTAGGAGTCACGTCTTTCCTCTTAGTAGGCCGCAAAGTGGCGCTCTTGGCCTTTTTTGTCACCTGCTTTATAATGTCCTTGCGAACGATCTTCTCCAACATCGGAGCGGTGATTTCCAAATGCGCCTTCTCCACAGCCTCACGAACAGTCATCCCTGTTTGCAACAATTCAGCACCGGCCAGAATCTCGTCCGCCCGGTTTACAACAGCTTGCCGGTTGGCATACTCGCCCGGCGTTAGATCGCCCCAATCCAGCTTCTTAGATGTGCCATAAAACTCATTGAACGCCTTGAGATCATCAGCACTAAAGAAGCCATTCAACTGCTCAAGCGTTGATAGCCTCTCCTGCATCTCATCCCGCGACGTTTGCTGGGGCTGCTGCGACAAAGCCTGATCCGGCCCCTGAGTCTGCTTTTGCATCGCTTCAAACATTGAAGCCATTGCAGCCGCAGGGTCTTCCTCATAGGACTTCTTCCACGCATCAAGATCAAACGACTTGGGCGCTTCCGGCTCTTGTTTGGCTGGAGCTTCCTGCATTTCCTTAGCCTTGCGACCAAGCTGAGCAAACTGCTGAGACAGGCTGTTGACATCGTTGTAGGTTTTTTCAAGAATCTTCAACGTGCCTTCAGGATCGGCCTCATACAATTTACTGATCTGCTCCGGCTCCCAACCTTGATGAATTGCCGCCCGATAGTAATTATCGGGGATAGCGGGTTTTTCAGGCTCAGATTCGGATTTGGAATCGGGAACATCATCTGCCGGTTCATCATCAGCTTCCGGGGTAGTGTCATCATCACCTGCCGGTTCCGGTTCAGGCTCATCTTCTTCCGGGTCCGGGGTAGGCTCCTCTGACTCTGCCGGTTCTACTGAATCTGATTCCGGGGTAGAATCGTCGCCTTCATCTTCATACATACTGTCCAGTTTTTCCGCCATCTTTTCCAACAGTTCAGGACTTGCTTCTTCTGTGTGTTCGTTTGACATTTCCTCTCCTCGAAAATAGGGTAAGGGGGTGAGCTACACGTCACCCCGTTGCTATCTGGGGGGTTTCTTTAACGAGTTGTCCGGTGCGTGACATTTCATCAACACACCACTCGTAATATTTGTAACTTTGTTCAAACCATTCGGGGGTAAGGTCTGCATCAACCATGTAAAGATTAACCAGTTCTTCAACAACCTCCTGCCCATATTCTTTCTGCATGAAACGATAATACGCGGGCCACACTTCTTTAATTACCCGATTGCAACGATAGCACTGGATGTGAACACACCGGGGATCAAATAAAACAGCCCGCGTTCGACCGGGAATAAAATGGCCTGCTTGAAGCTTCTTAAAATGATACTTCCGCTGACACGTTCTACATAATCCCCAGTCAGTTGTGCCGGTGGTTTTAATGCAGTCTCGCAAACGAATGTACCGGGAAAACAATTTCCACAGCCAATTCTGCCAATCGGTGATCGTCCACTCCGCTTTGGACGATCTTCGTTTTTTCCGTCCCATTGTTTTGTTCTATTTCATCGTGGCAATAGTTTGCCTACCCAGCCTGTGCACCTTCTTGGTGTGCTTCACAAAGCCAGTCTTTTTCAAATAGTTGTCATGCTGCTTGAAATCTTTGAACACCGGCCTACCGTCGGGCCGAACTTCTACATCGGGAAAATGTTCACGGTGTTCGGGAATCTGATCCGGGTTCATCGCCAGCGCGTCACTGACTACCGGCTTGCTGTATTCGTCACCGCCAACACTGAAGTTGTAAACCCGATACATCTTGCCCCCACAAACTTCACAATCCAATAACTCACCGGATCGTGACATCGGCCAGATTACAGAATCGGCACGCTTACACTTGTCACAGGCGAAATGATATTCGGGCATTATTTCTTCCCTCTCAATTTGGCAATGTCACTGGCGCTCAAACCCGCAGCTTTTAGCCCGCCCTCGACCCGTTTGGTTCGATTAGTTTTCTTGCCGGTCTTGAGTTTCTTGTGGCCCGGCAAATAAGTTCGTTCACCGTAAAATAGTTCTTTAAGCCGACGCTTGGTTTTCTTTATCAAACTTTTTTCGCTCAACTTGCCAGGTTTCGTCTCTTTGCCAGCAGTTTTAACACTGGAACGCTTCACTGCCTTTTTGTGTCTGGTCCGCAAAGATTCGCCCTTTTTGGACTTATCCATTTCTTTACCATATTGACTGACTCGAACGCCCATCATATTCCTCCTCCCACACCAAACGCAGCCTGCCCCATTGCGGCTGTCTGCTGCGCGTTCTGATTAAATTCAGTTTCCGGCCCCGGAATCGAGTGGGCCATCGGGAACCCACCGTTTTGAGCAATCGCCCTTGGGTTTATGATCTGCCCCTTACCCGAATCTTTCGGCCCCTGTTGCTGAAACATCTCCATCCGCCTGGCAAATGTCGGGTCTTCAAAGACTTCGACCATGATGTCCTCAATCCCAAGCTCCTCCGCAGCCTGCGTCAGCGCTCGCGTGACATTAAACGGCACGCCAATCTGCATCGCGATTTGAGCAGACGACATCACACTCGGAATCACATTCGTATAAAATTCCATGATGGCCTTGCTGCGCAGATGCGGTTCCATAATCTGCATCGACCGCTTCTTGATCTTGAATGTAAACTCAGCCCAATCACCCTGCCGCTGTTCGGGAGTCAGCCAAATCTGAACTTCCCGACCGCCCGTCATCCGCTTCGATAGCGGGATGTTAATGAGCGGGTCGTGCATCATAAACCAAGCTTCCTTCTTGGAAATATTGGAGTTCACATCGGCGATGATATCGCGCATATCTTCTGTCACCACCGAAGCATTAGCCTGAAGCATCTGAACTTCCGTAGCCCGATTGGTCGTCGCCGAAGAACTAACACCCGACATCTGATCGGGATTGCCAGCTACATAGTTGAACCAGCTTCGCAACTGGGAAATCATCTTCTCGTTATCGGTACTTTGTCCGCCAAACGACACGGTGTTGAAAGCACTCGGATCATCGGTGGCAATACAGTCGCCATCCACGCCTGTCCTAATGGCCTCAGCATCATCAGCGTATTGGGGCTTGTAAAGCAACAAATCCTTCTGCCTGTCCCCCTGCTCCATGAACTTGCGAAACATCCGATTCGCCATTTCGTTAAGGTCGCGCCAAACACCCACCGGGGCAACCGGCAGCGGATTGTTCGGAACCGGAGGAGTTAATGAACCAATGGTGTACGGGCCTTCAGTCGGACCGTAGTAATCAGTGATCTTCAGGAATTTATCCTTGATCGTCTGGGCCGGGTGTGGCACATAGCAGATTGCCTCAGCTTCGGGAATCCACAGTTCGACTATTTTCACGTAATCCTGCAATTTAGCCATAGCCGAAGCCGGACTGCTGGTCTTTGACAGTTCTTCAACCTTGCCGCTTTCATCCAGTATCGGATCGGCAGTCGGCAGAGACATTATCAATTCTTCATTAAAATCCTGTTCCAGGAGCTTGTATCGAGGGATGCGAACAACATGACCCATCATCGCAGCTTCTTCCAGACTCCGACACATTGGGTCCAACACGAAATCATCGAAGTCCACCAGATCGGTATAAATCTGACCGGGATCGACGTTGATGTTGTCGCCGACTGGAAGCAGTTCACCCGAAGCCCAGATCGAGGTCTTGTAAATCGACATACCAAAGCACATATCAACCAGACCGGCTCGGAGAATCTTCTTGAGCTTCCGCTGACGCTGGGACACGTCCAGGCCCAGGCCCAGCATCTCTGCAAAATCCTTATGGGCCAAAATTTCAGTAGTAAGCTTATTAACGCCGTGTTTCATTACCAAATTAGGAACCAATGCCCGGATCGCCAAAAAAACCAAATTGATTGGATACTGGCCGGTCATGCCCTTGGGTTTGGCAAAATAATTACCGACATAATCTTTGATAAACATAGCGCGAGCATTGCGATAATGCTTCAAACGATCTATGCCCTCTTTCGCCACTTCCGAAATCTTACGAGCCGTAAACTCTACTTGCGGCATGTCACTCTCCCTCCGCTATGATAAAAAATCATACGGTCTTTCAAAGCTATTATTTTGCTTATTTTTCTTCTTCCACTGATCGTAACGCCATTGCCATGACCGATATGGCGCTTTCGGCCCCGCCATCTTCGGCTTGGCGACTTCCTTATCATCAACCGTCAAGGCGCAAGCCATCACCCTGTCACCATGCAGCAATCGTTCAGCTTGTTTGGAATCCTGAACCTCTGCCGGACCAACCCCGCCATCGGGGTAGTGAATATAATACTTGGCCTGCTCCAAGCCCTGCTTATCGTGATAAATAAGTCTGCCCTGCATCAGGCCGCGCTCGAACGCCCGGAGCAAAAGAACTTTTCGCTCTCGACTCTGATGCCAGCCATACTTGTCCGACTTTTTCTCCCCGACAGTCCCAGTCGTTTCCGAGCAATAGTAAT